CCCGCCGCCAATATGTCGGCTGCAATCTCCCCGTCGCTATGCTGGCGATGGTTGCGATTATAGCCCAGACGGCGCGTTTTGGTCGGCGCAAGCGTCTTGACACGTCCGATGTAACGGCCCTGCACAGGCTCTGCATCGCCGCTCCAGGACCAGGGCCGAATGTCGATCTGCCCGGTAGTTCCAAAGCGCCAAAGCAGGGACAGCGGCAGCAGCAAGCGATCCAATGCGGTCGCTGTCGTCTCGCTGTCATCGCCGATATGCAGGCCGACGACCGCAGGCCGCAACGCGATGGCGTCGGTCAAGTTGACGATCGCCGGGCCATTGGCCGCGCTCAGCAATCGCGCGGCGATCGCCGCCGCCGTCTCGACATAGCTGCCGCTGTTGTCTCCCTGGATATCGGCGGTCAGCGGCGCGCCGGTCGGGTCGGTCCACCATTTGGCGCAGTTGATCGACGGCGCGAGCATGCCGCCGCCCTGGGGCGGGCTGGACGCGATCAGCGCATCGAGCGTGGCAGCTATGCTGCCCTGCCAGCCTAGAACCGATTGATAGCCTTCACGGCCCATGTGGCGGATGATCGGGAACGACTGAGATGGCCGAGCCGGATCGCCAAATTCGTAGATATTATGGGCGGCTAGTAGCACCCGACCTTCGACATTCGCGCAATAGCCATAGCTGCGCCGCTTGACCCGCCCGTCGCAGACCGCATCGCCATCGATGCCGCCCGTGCCTGCGAACCAGGACTGGATGGCAGGCTTGCCCAACTTCACGCCGAAATCGGCAATCGTGATCAGCAGGCGACCATCTTTGACCGTCGCCTCACCGATCGTGCCGGTCAGGATACGGCCCACGCCTGCATATTCCTCGCCCGCGTCCACCTCGATCGCGGCGTCTTTCCAATAGAGCGCGGCATAGGCCCGCAACAGGGCCGGATCGGACGGGGCAAATTCGATCGTCGAAACGGTAGGCAGCGCCGCGCCGGTCCATCCCTTCTCATCAAAGCCCAGCGCCGACGCAAAGCGCGGCTCCCGCACGATCCCGGCACGATAATGGAGATTGTCCAGCCAGTAGGGCAGATGGCTACCGCCGCCCGCCATCGCGACCAGACCGGTCGCGCCGGTCGCCGGATCACGCGGCCACGCCCGAATATAGGCGACCCGGCTCATAGCTCTTGCGTCCGGTAGAAGTCGGCCATGCCGGACCCGCCGCCCGACTGCCCGGTGGAACCCTGGGCTGTCAGCGCCTGGAGCGCCGTGCTGATGTCCGAGAGATAATCGACCTGCTCGGCAGCAAGTTTGTTAGCTTCATCCAACTTCGCATTGGTTGCCGCCTGCTCACCCTGAGCCGCCTTGATCCGCTCATTTTCTGCCTTGATGACAGCTTCCGCAGCATCGATCGCGGTTGTCCGATCCGCACCATATTCGCTTCCTGCGGTGCCCAGATTGTCGCGGGACGAATCTACCAGTTGCCGGGTTAGAGAAGCCAGCTTGTCAGCCGCGCCGTCTTTGCCCGCCTCCGCATCGGCCCGCGTCGTCGCGATCTGTGCCAGTAGCGCAGTACGCTGATCCATCACCGAACCTTCAGCCAGATTGCCGAACTTCAGGTCGTCAAGCAGCGCTTGGAGCGACCCGACGCGATCGGTCAGGATTTGATCGACCAACGCAACACGATCGTCCGCGTTACGCTTCTCGATCGCCACGACGTCGAAGCCATATTGCGAAGCGATGCGGACACGCTCTTTGGCCTGGCTTTCAAAGGCCTGGAATTGCGCGGCCATTTCCGTGCCCAGGCCACCGAGCAGTTGCTCGACCTCCTGCACCTTCAACGCTTCGGCCAGCGCAGCTTCAATGTCAGGTGACGACCGAAGCGCCTGTTCCACCGCTGCCGACAGACCGGTGACCGCGCCTTGCGACACTGCAAGCTGGATCGCATAGGCAATCGCGCTCGCCTGATCGTCGTCAAATTCCGTCGCGCCCTTAGCGATCTTGAGCGAACCGGCCCCTTCGCGCACGCGCCAGTCGCCATGCCGTTGGCCGATGGTGACGTTGAACGCGCCGATCGCGCCGCCCAACCGCTCGGCGATCTGCGACAAGCCGTCCTGTACGCTGTCCGCCGCACCGCTGGCCGCCTGCTTGAACGCGCCGCTATTGCCGCTCAGCGTGGCGTCCCCATCCACACTTGTGATTGTAGCCGCGCCGGACTTCGTTTTCTTGAGCAGACCGCCAACCACGCTGCCGACGATGCCACCAGCGATCGACCCGATCGGCCCTGCAAAGCTGCCCAATGTCTTGGACAGCAGTTCTTCAGCGGCATAGCCGCCCAGCGCGCCGCCGATCATGCCACCGGTGCCGCTGCCCCGGATGCCCAGCGCGCCGGTGACCAGGCTACCGGATGCGCCGCCCAGGGCGGCATTGCCGAACGTCCGCCCCAAAGTTTCGCTCAAGGATTTACCGAACAGCCCCTTGTCGCCAAATATGTCGGTAAACATCTTTTTCAGACCCGTGTTCAGATCATCAAAAACGCCTTCGAACCCGGCCTTGAAGCCCCACTGCTTGGTGGCTGTGACAATGATGTCCGCGATCGGCGGAACGCCCGGCTGGTCGCCCGGCATGATCCCGCGCGATATGCCGCCAGCTAAGCCAGAAGCCGCAGAGGATGGATCAACCGGCGTAGCTGACGACCCGGATATCATACCGGTCGCAGCAGCAGCAGCCCTGCCCAAATCGACGATCGCGCCCGACGTCTGCTTCATGTCCTTGGCCGCGCGACCTACTGCGTCAGCGAGTTCATCACCCATCTTGCTGATCTTGTCGCCACCCGTGATCTGGTCCTCCAGATCACGGAACAGCCCACCGAACAGCTTTTCGGTCGCGACCTCAGAAAACAGCCGGTCGAACACGTCCAGGCTGCGCTTGGCGAAGTCGCCCAACGCCTTCGGGCCGTCCTTGCGAAGGCTCTCGACCGTCAGCCGCGTATTCTCGCGCATGTCTCCGACGGCGGAGAGGAATACCTGCTGCATTTGCTGCTGGACGCGCATTTCGCGCGTCTGCTGGCGCATCACGGCGAGATTGTCGTACAGACCGCGCACCTGATCTTCGGTAACGCCGCGCTTGGCCAGTTCGGTGGCAAGCTGATCCTCGCTCTCCACACCCATCTTGTCCATCAGCGCATAGCTGAACTGCAGCGCATCGCTTTCGGCCTGCCGACCGGCCAGCGTCAGCTTGTTCAATGCAATCTGGCGCTCTTGCCCCTGCGCCATATCGAGTAGGGGGCGAACCAGGCTGTTTTGGATGACCGGCTTTAATTTCTCAGCGCTGTCCCTGATCTTCTCGAATTCGGCGCGTTGGGCGGCTGTCAGATTTTTGGAACTGGACAGGCGCTCGTTGACGTCACCGATGATAGCGTCGAGCGATCGGGTTGCCGTCCCTGCCCGATCGATATCACGCGGGGCGCTGTCATATTCGCTGGACATGCGCGCAACAGCTTCGGCTGCGCGATCACTGAATGTCGCAAGGCGTTCGGCTTCTCTCGCCGCCTTGTCTGCACTATTGTCCTTGGCTGGCTTTTTCGTACTAGGCTTTAGTAAAAGTCCCCGATCAGCCGTTGTGCCGTCACCTTGCAACATGCGAAGTGTGGCATCGGCAATCTTTACGTTTTCCAGTTCAACGCCAAGATTTGCCACCGATGCCGCTGCCTTCGCATAAGCATCATCCGTAAGCGCGCCCGCCTTACGAAGGTTATCAAGACGTTGAACGGCGTCCGCTGTACCTATCCCAGCCTTGCCGCTAGGATCGGACAGGCGCGTCAAAATGCCCTGCGCGATGCTTTTTTGCGCGCCGGGTGCAACATCCTCAAACCATAGACCGCCGCCCATGCCTCCTCGCAATTTGCGGTCGGGTCGTTGCAGACTGGCCACTTCCGTGCGGAATTCCGCAGCCGCCTTTTGAGCATTGACACGGTTCAACTGTGCTTGGGCGAATGCTAAACCAAGCGCGGCATCGGTCTGTGCCTTCATCTTGCCTGTTGTGATGTCCATCACTGAGGCAAGGATCGACTGACTGTCGGCAACACCGCTGGTGCTGAGCTTTACCTTCTCTGAAGCGTCATCGACGTCCAGCAACATCGAAACGATCGACGTTCCCGCTGAAACGGCAATGCCAAGCGCTATGCCCCAGCCACCACCAAGGAAGGACGCTAGCCCGCCTAATTTGCCTTTGGTTCCTTCAGCCGACTGAGCGATCATCGCAATCGCGGAAGCCAACTGCCCGGACTGCTGAGCAAAAATGACGCTCAACCTAGTACCGCTGGAATAACTGGCGAAAAAATCCTGAACCTGAAAGCCAGCAGACTGCCAACCGGCCCTTTGCAAGCCTAAATTCCTGGTCAGCTTAACCGAAGCATCAGAGGCTTCTCGCGCGCCCTGTGTTGCTCGTGCCTGTGATTTGGATGCCTGGTCAGTCGCCTGGGACAGATCGCGGGCCGCGTCGGTCGCGCCCTTCTCGGCAATACGCAGCCGATCCAATTCAGCATTGGACAGTTTGAGCTGACCGACCAGACCAGACCCATCGGCATTGAGCCGGACGCCGACGACGATATCGTTCATCGCGCAGCCCTCGCAAATTCGGCAAGAGCGGCACGTTCCATCAACTGGATGTCGGCAAACACAACAGGCGAAAAGGCGATACCCATATTGTCGGCAGTCGGTCTGATCACGTCATAGCGAATGCCCAGCCGCATGCCCGTCATCGCATGGCGGTCCCACTGGGTGCCCAGCGCCGCGAACAGCGAGAAGGACAATGCTTCGTCTGGGCACAGGGTGATTTCGCCGGGTCGATCGACCGTCCCGGCAAGCCGATCCAGCATCCATTGCGGCATGATGGCGGCACGGGTCATGGGGTCGTCGTTCCTTCGGATCGCGCCGCCACGCCCGCTCGCCCAGGCGCGCGCGGCGGCTTTCAGTTTCCCGCGCGGATCTCGGCGCGCCCGGCGCGGCAGGCAGCATAGGCGGCCAGAATGGCTTGAAAGACGTTCGGCACACGCAACAACGCACGGAAATTGCCCTCGTTGAAGGGCAGCAGCTCACCGTTGGCGGCGGCCACCATCCGCCAATCGCAAACGATCGGGGACAAGCCGCGCTGCATCTGCTCGCTGGGAATGCGCCGCTCTACCTCCCTCTCAACCCCACCATCAGGGGCATCAGGAGATTTCGGCGGGGAAAGGATTAGATTGGTAGAACGGACGAAATCGTCGATCGCATCCTCGTCGAGAATACGAAAGCGCATCTCGATCTTGTTCTCGACGACTTCCCCTTCTTCGGTGACACCTGCAAACAGCACCGGCCACCAGACGAGTGTTTCCGAAATAACCTTGAACATGCGATGATCCCTGAATTCGTGCTGGTTCGTGCTGGAGGGGCAAAGCCCCCCGTTATTATTTCGCAGTGATGGTGAAGTCCGCCGATCCGCCTTCGACGGTGTGGCGCAGAGCCAGCGTCCACATCAGCGTATCGTCCTCTTTGCTTTCGGTGATGTCCGTAATCTGGACCTTGGCCGACGCGGCGTGGAAGATATTGCCAGCGGCTACGCCATGCTCGATCGACCAGGACACAAGACCGCCTGTCCGCAACGACTGAATGAAATTCTTGGTGGCGATATCGGGTGCTTCGATCACAGCGGTAGATGTGAAGCTATGATTGCCACGACGAACATACCGTTTGCCGACCAAGTTTCGCATGGCGGTAGCTACGCCAGCATCGGCGCGCCAGGACCGCAGCGCCGGGGCATAACCATCCAGCAGGAACTCGGTATTGTCGATATTGACCTCGACCGGCTCTTTCCACCGGGTCAGGTCCACCGCTCCAGGCGCAGTCTTGTCGAAGGGGGAGGCAGGCGGGATAAGACCCATCCAGTTAAAGCCTATGAAGCCATAAGCGCCAGCCGTAAAATCCATCGTAAAGCTGCCGACCATGCCCACAGACTTGCGTCGCTGATCGCTCAAAAAATCATATTGGCTGAGCGACGTGGCGGACGCGCCTGGCGCAGCGAAATTCTGCACAGCATCCTGCCCCGCCGTCAGTACCGGCGCAGCCATGCCGCAGGCTTCTAGCAGCTCCATCCAGCCCGGCGCTTGCCCAGCCGTACCCGATCCTGCAATCTCCACCTCATAACTGCTCGTGCGCCGCTCATTGCTGGGCACCGACGCCAGCGCGCCGAACACCCGCGTGTCGAGATTGCGCTCGATCCGGTCCATATCGACCGGCTTGGCAGAATAGTTGCGGG